CGAAACTTCGCTCCAGCATTCGCCGCGATAAACTGCGTCCATTGCTCCTGGTTGACAATCTCTCGCCGCTCGATCTTGCTAGCCGCCTCAAGGAATGCCGCCCTGTACGCCGCTCGGATATTAGGCAAGGTCGATGCTACAACGCCCTTAATGTCCTTCGGCTTTGGATCGACGTTGGCAGGCTTTTGGAATGCAAAGTAGATCGCACCAGCCGCAATTATCCAAGGCAGCCAATTCGTTTGCGGCTTACTCATCGTCGCTCGCTTCCGCCTCGATTTCGGCCTCTGCGTAGAGTTGAGCCGCCGAGGGAGCGTTGGAGTATTGAGCTTGAGGGATCGCGGATAGAAAACCGTTTTCCTTAGCCCAAAAGTAGAGACGGATAGCCATCTGAACGAGCATGATAACCGTCACTGGATCGAGGCCGTAAACGGTCTTAGCGTGCTGTCTGTACGCCCTGCGGAATGCTTGACGATCTCCGCCAGTCTCGTTGTAGATTCGGATCGCGTCGTCAGGCTTCCAAGCTGTCTCGCATCGCTTGAAAAGACTCACTTTGCCACCTCATCGGGCTTAGGCAAAGGTCGGATCGAATCGCCAACAATCCACGCCCCAACAGCTAGCACAAGCTGTTGAATCTGCTCTTCGCTCAAAGGCACCTTGTCCTTTAGCACAATCACGGCAACGACCGCAGCCGCTGCCCAAAACCTTTTCGACTTTAGCAAGTCTTGCATGTTACACCCTCCCTTGGTTCCCTGCATTGTAGCAAGTGTCAGGGCGATTGCAAACTTTGCTTAAATGATAGATCGCTTCCGCAAATCCTCAATCCAATACTCTCCATCCTTCGCTGGAGTCTCCGCTGCGTAAACCGCAACTGCCAACGCCGACAGGTAATGGCTTGTGACTCCGTAAAGCGGGCCAGGTGCCTTTTTGGTGCCTTGAATTCCAAAGCGGTCAATCAACGCCATCCTGACCTGTGGATCTCCCGATTTTGAATCGTGGCACAAGTGCATTTTAGCCGTAAGTCTCGTGACCATTCGCACAGGTCTGTTAAGCGAACTAGCAAGCCAACCAATTGACGCGACCGTTCGGAATACCTCCTGTCCAACAGTTTTGCTGTAGTTCCCAAACCACTCACAAGCAACCGTGTTGACCTTGCAAAGCAGTTTGTCTAAGTCGCTCGAAAATAGCAACTCAAAGGACGGTCGCGTCTGCAAGTCGACAACCCGATTCTCGTCCGCGTCCCACCAAACAAACGCATGCTCCTTTGGGCCTGGGTCGATTCCGAGAACTATGTTTTTACTCACTGGCCACCTCCGCTTTTGGTGCTTTTCTCTCGTTCCATGCTGTTATCGCCGTCGTTGCAAATCGCATTATAGGTCCGCCAGCGTGGCACGCTCCGCAGTTAACGCGATGCTCACCCTCTTCGTCGATTAGGACGCCGAGCCACTCCCTGTCATTGTTGCCACAAAACGGGCAAGGTTGAATTTTCTGCTTACTCACTGGTCACCTCCATGCCAAACGGCGTTCCGTCCATTTTCACAAAATCATCAAACGCATCTCGGTATTTGTAAAAAACACACCCGATAATAGCTCCGTCATTTCGCAGTCCTGATACCTCAAATCGGTTGTTCTCAGCAACATCCACGATATCTTTCCGCATTACCTTTGCCATAATCATCGGCTTCGCTTCCATTCGACTGGAGAACGGTCGGTATCGCTTGACATGTTCAACCTTGCGGATAATCGCGAAAAGTATTGTTCCGCGTTCGGCATATGGCCACTGGCGAGGCTTGCGAGTGTGAAGGCATAAAAACCAGTCTCCTTGGTTCGGCTCTATAAACCCTACAAACTCCCAGCCTTTTGGCACTCCCGGTGTATATCGAAACCCATCACTCATTGCCCATCTCCTTAATCAATCGATCCAAATACCACGCCGCTTTTTTGAGGTCTTCCAAGCCTCCCTTGTTGTCGTATCGCCAAAGGTATTTGATTACGTTGCCCGTGCAATACTTGACGAATCCGCTACCGGTTGCCGCCTTGATCGCGTCAATGCATTCGATTGAACCTTGGTTGTAGTGCGGTGGATGGTTCACGTTGTCAACTATCAAGCGTTCGTTGACGGCTGGGTCAGGTTCAAGCTCATCGCCCCTGTACCAGCCATCACAACTCCCGCATGTAGACAGCACAAGGTACGGACGCGGCATGTCTGTTTCGTATCGCTGCACTTGCCCAGTCTTCCCGTGCATTGCCCTATCGCTGTCAATTACCAACACCCAATCACCAACCTTAAACTTCGTTTCGCTCATTTCTTTTTCCCTCTCAAAACTGGATTATCTGCCCTGACGAACTTCGCCAGTTCCGCTCGTAACTCAAAATTCCGCCTAACGTGCCTATCAACCCTGTCGCCGCTTTCCTTCAAGAGTCTTTTTAGATTCTCGATCTGCTTCGCTTGGGACTCAAGCAACGCTCGCAAATGCTCTAAGTCTTGCTGTTCGTCTTCGGTCATTTAAAAGTCTCCGTGAAATGTTTCCGCGTCCTTAAACGCATCGCTGAACCGCTTGCCGTCAAACTTCAAGTTAAACCGCCCTACCTTGCCGTTTCGCTGCTTTTCCAATAGCACTGCGGCATCTTGGGCATCTCGGCTTTCGCGGTGCAACAGCATCACGATATCCGCGTCTTGCTCGATGGCTCCAGAGTCTCGCAGCATGTTAATCGAAGGCTCTTCCCCTTCCGCCGCTCGGCCGAGTTGGCATAGCACCAGCAACGCAATGTTCAACTGCTTACTGACCCTAGCAAGCTCGCCGCTGATCTGCGTAACCCGCTCGTAAATCTTTTGATGCGGACTCGATCCGCGAATAAGCCCGAGGTAGTCAACGATAACCAACCTCACGCCACGCTTGGCAACTTCGGCCCGTAGCCGAGATTCGATCCGAGCCATCGAGATACCTGCTGCTTGCCACACGTAGAGCGGTAGTTGCTTCGCTTCGCTACAAGCCTTTAGCATTCGCAAGCAGTCGGCATCGGTGTAACTTGCATTCTGCATTTCGCTGATCCGCATGTCGGCATTCTTTACAAACTGCCGCTGGCCGATCTGTTGATTGCTCATTTCGAGCGATACGAATAACGTCTGATCTCCGTTCGCCGCCGCGTTTTGGGCGATGTCCATCGCTAACGCCGACTTGCCTATCGACGGTCTGGCGGCCAAGATCGCGTACGACCCCAAAGGTATTCCGCCACTTAGGGCAATGTCGATCTCCCTGAAACCAGTCCGGACTACCGCCGCCGTCCGCCTGTTGGCTCGTGCGTCTTCGAGAGTCTCAAGGTAATCGCCCATCAAGTCGCCGAGATGCTGAACGTCCTCACCGCCGATGCTCTTGGCTTTTAGCAATCGCTGTTGAGCGTTACTGACCACGCTATCGGGATCGAACGCCAGCGATGACGCCTCTGTCACTGCCCACTCCAAAGCTAGCAACACCCTTCGACGCTCCGCCCATTCCGCCACCTGCTCCGAGTGGTAAACGATATGCCCTGGCACGGTTTTTGTAACCAAGTCGGCAAATCCAACATCACCGCCGATCTTGTCAAATACGCCACGCTTACGAAGTTCTGAGAGCATTACCGATTCGCGGTGAAACTCAACGCCGTCTTTCGCCATCGCTTGAAACGCCGCCCATGCGTCCGCCATCGGTTGATGGATGAAGTCGGAGCTATCGAGTGCATCAGCAACCGCGTAGAAGTCTCCCGGTCGTAGGATGATGCCCGCAATCAACTGCTCCTCGATTGCTCGGCATGTCTCAAAGTGGCTTGGATGTAGTGGCATCAGGCAGGCTCCCAGTTTTCATCGATTACAGGCAAGGTGGATTTCTTAGGCTTGGGTGAACTGTAGCCACCCTGCCCTACGTTACTTGGCCGATACTCAGGCTTGATACCTTGGTACTCGTTGCCGATGGCGAACTCGATTGCATATACCAAGTGAGACGGGCTGTCATAGCCTCTTAGTGATTTGGACACGTTTGCCCGACTCTTGATCTTCTTGCCGATGCTCGCTCGCATGGCTTCAAAGTCATCGAGAGCTTTTCTCACCTCTGGAGTGTCGAACCCGTCCGGTATGTCCCACTCACCTAGCGAAGCGGCTTTGCTTGTCCCCTTAGGGGGTAGGGGGTTATTAATACTCTTCTCTACTCTAATCTTCTCTATTCTAGGCGTTACTGTAACGTTACGCGTTACGTTACTTGTTACGTTACTTTCCGGCTCTGATTCAAGCCGCTTTTTCTCCCTGTATCGGGCTTGTCGCTCCGCGTTTTTTGATTTCTGTTTTCCGTCCGGCTCAACGTTGTATTCATCGAAAAACCTTGGGAAAGTTAAGCCTTCGTCGGTTTCGATAACCCACCTAGCCGCTGCCATCGCTGACCCAAAACCGGGCATGTCGGCAATGTCATCGAGTACCCAAAGCCCAACGCCGAAGCACTTCAGATCGTCATCAACTCGCACTCCGCGATGACGCATAACACCCCACACCGATAACAACGCTCCAACGCAAGCGTTACGCGTTACGTTACGCGTTACGGTCATGTTACGCTGCGTTTGTTGTGACACGTAACGCGACAATTCGCCCTTTTCGTCGCTGAGCATGTCCGCCATGAGGCAGACTTTCGGATCTCGGTATAGATCCGTTCGCATCTTGATCCAATCGCCCGCCATAGCAGTACCCTGTACTAAACCCCCCGGCCAGTGCTAAGGTGGCAGCCTTGCGAAGAATCGCTAGATGCACCGACCGGGGGTAGTTGTATTGTAGTGGCTGCCACACCATTTCGCTAAATTGTACTTTTCGTCAATTCGTAGGCATATGCCTAGTCAATGAAAGTCACCCTCTCGACCGATACCGGCCTGATCTGATTTGATAGATGTAATCCGCACTGCAACCCAACTCCGCCGCCCATGAAGGGGCTGTTCGGTCGCGTTGTTTGATACGCTCAACAATCTCAGGTGCAATCTTGCATCGAGGTGACTTGATGCCGAAACCATCCTTGCCGAGAACAAATCTAGCGTGATCGACGTTTTCTTGATTCGTCACCCACTCAAGGTTCTCGACCCGGTTGTCGAGTTTGTTGCCGTTCTTGTGATTGATCTGCTTGCCTTCATCGTCACCTAGAAACGCCTGGGCGATAAGGCGATGAACGAGGAACGATCTAGGCCGCTTAGGGCTTGACCCATCGTAGAGACTCACGGTCAAGTAGCCTCTAGAGTTCTTGCCGCCGCATAGAATCTTGCCCGTTACCGCGTTTGCTATGTCACCGTTGCTGTAGGCGATGTATCGACCGTTGTAGATTTCTTTTTCCATTTACTCACTCGTCACGTTAAAGGATTAAAGAACGCCCCGCCCCTTTCGGGGCAGGACGTGGAGGTTGATGCGGTAGTTAGGTGAGACACCGGCACTTACCGCGCACCAGCTCGTTTGGCGGGATTCCTGCGGTTCAAGTCGCAGGCACCTTTGCCCAGGCGAGCCAACCTGTTTTCCTAAAACAAAACTCCCTGCGCAAGTCTCTGCTTCGATATCTCAACGTATTCAGGATTCACCTCAATACCGATGTACTTGCGTCCGTTGTGCTTTGCCATCTTTGCCGTAGTGCCTGACCCACTAAATGGATCGAGAACGATATCGCCTTCATTGCTCCAAGACAGGATGTGATCGCGGGCTAAGGCTTCTGGGAATATCGCTGGGTGATCGAAAGCGACAGCGTCCTGTGAACTCTGGCCGCATCCTGCGCCCATCATCCAAACATTGAACCTTTGCCCAAACTCTCTGCGGTCGCCGCGATCCTCCGACCCTGGACGAAGTACACTCGTTCCGTCCTTTGCTCGCTTATAATCACCACCCAGCGGCTTACCAGCTGTTTCGTTTTTGCGGTCGCAAATCGGATTAAACGTCTTCGGCTTTCCTTTACTGAACACAAACATATACTCCCAGGTTTGGTGGTATCTCGTTGAGTCAGGAAAACTAAATCCCTTTTTCTGGTAGATCATGGTGTCGTGCAGCAATAAGTCGAGTGATTGAAAATGCAACGCTTGACGCATGGATGTGCCTGATTCTCCGCCATGCTTACACTCGTCGATCACATTCCACACAATAACCCCACCCGGTTTAAGTAACCGCTTGAGATTCCATGCAACGCCGTAGAAGTCCCACGAATGCCCACCGTACGTTCTCAGGTCGTCGTATGGAGGCGATGTGACGACAAGGTCAATCGACTCGCTAGGCATCTTTCGCATCACCTCGCAATTGTCGCCGCAGATGATTACATCAGTTTGAAGTTCACTGTCCATTTGTCTCCAACCTCCGTTAGACCGAATCCCTCAGGGCAACCGTTGCCCTTTTGCTTGTCGGCTGTTAATGTCTCAATCTCCCTGCTTGGCTCGATCCTCGCTGCTTGGATCGTGCGTCCTGTGCAAGACCAGCGACTAGTTCGCATAGGGTTCATTTCGATCTCTTTAAGCGATTCACGGCTTATCGGCATTCGCAACCCTCCTTACCGCCTCTGCAATCTCGACGGATAGTCCAGACGATTCTAGGTCAATCACCGCGTCTCTGTACCTGCCTGCAACAAACTTGATGTACTTACGAACGTCATCGAAGTCAGTGCATCGAATTATCCCGATCTCAATTGCAAACTCATTGCTCGTCAATGGCAAGCGATGCCCTTGCAACTTGTGCTCGATGCCATGCTTTTGCAGGATGCGATGCGCTGCGGATTGTTCGTTGTTGGTCATTTATTCACCCGCCTTTTCCGCGCATCGCTTGCAGAGTGCTAAACCGTCGGGAATTGATATGACCGGAACACCACACTTGCGACAAGGCGAAATGTCCATGCCGGATCTGTCGAGTAATTCGGTTAGTCTCGTTTGGTGCATAATTTCCTGATCGACAATAACTCCACGAAGTTCTTTGCATCTTTCGCATTTTGCTTGCGTCATTACAGCACCTCAAAGCCTTTCTCGGTGATGCGGATAGTCTGACCGCCTGGCATGCTGTAGTCATATCCTTCGAGTAAAAAGAAATCAGCCACAACGATCTGCCGGATCGCGTACCACCTCGGCAACTCGTTCGCAATCGCAACCCGATCATCTCCAATCAGTAGCCACTCATTGCAACCTTGCGACCAATATAAATCGCTTGCGAGTCGCTCTTCATCCTTGCAGAGCAATCGCCAGCCGCTGGGGATTGTGTCGCGGGATCGTGAATTATCCAAGATTACTGGAGAGTTCGCCTCAATGCGTCGGCGATACCAGAGATTTTCGCATTGCGTGAGCCTTGTCGTCTGATCCCATGCTTTAACAATGTCATTCCACACCTCATCGCTAGACCACAGCTCTTCTGGTGGAAACTTATCCAACAGCCTGTACCCTTCGCCGGGATCGGGCTTGTTCACAAACCACGCTGGCGGGTCGTAGACTTGGCATTGCTTGCGAGGGTTAGCTAACTCATTGAGGTAATTGAGACTGCTTTCCCATCCGCAGAGCCAATTATACTCCCACTCTTCGTCGTCTTGATTGCGAAACCTCGCCGCAATGGGCTTGCCAGTTCGCATGATCATCGCAACATCATCCGGCGTTGCTGGTCGCCAAAACTGTTCGATCTTGTCACTCACTTCGTTAACCTCCCTACTCGTTTCCATTCTTCGCTGACCGCAGTTGGCACCATGCCCCCTGCCCGTCGTAGTTCAAAATATGCGGCCCTCGTCGCGTCAAACTCACTCAAGCCGCCATCGTAAATCATCAGTGCAACGCGTTCGCGGAATGCCTCGACTATGCTCTGCTCGCTGCGAGTTCGCACCGTAGGCAACGCTTCTTGGTCAACGGAATGTTGCATGTTGAACACCACCATTTAGCAGTTTGATATTCGCCTTCGTTGTTGAGCCTTTGACGCATTGGACGGATGCCATCGCGTACTTTATTAAGTCGCTCTGCCCGATGCGGTGACATGCCGAGCATCTCTTCGTTTCGGTGCCGATCTGCCAAGCGTTCAAGGCGGAGTATAACACCTCGATCCTTTGCTATCTCGGCCATTTCCGAAACTACCTCGGAATAACTCGACCCCGCAGCGATTGCCCTAGAGCATGCACTGCAATGCTTGTCACCGCTCTTGATATACGAGGTTGACAGAATCTTTTCGCAGCATCTACACCGCATGCTAGTTCCTCGCCATCGGCATAATAACGCCCGTAACGTCACCGGAAGTTAATACAACCGGATCGCCTGATTGCTTGTACTTAACCTCAACCGTTTGCTCTTTGCCGAGCGAACGAAGGAAGTCGGCAAGATAGGTATGATCGACGGTTAACTTCGCCGCCGTGTCCGCTTCGCATCCCATCACAACGCTTGACGCTCCGACCTCCGCAGTCTTCGCAGTCGCGGTCAATTCGCCGGATGCAATAACCAAGTCGATACCGCGACTGTCTTGATCGTTGACGATTGCGGCCTGCCTCACCACCGACAGAAACTTCTCGGCATCGCATCGAAGCGTAGAGGCTCTATCTGTCGATGGCACAACCTTCCGCCAGTCAGGATAACGCCCTTCAACGAGTCGCGTTTGTAGCGAAATGTCGCCGCACACGAACACCGCTGATCTGTTGTCGATCATTACGTCAACTCCGCATCCCTCAGCGGCTATGATGCGGCTAACGGCTTGTAGTGGTCGAATAGGCACTATACCGCTGACCGCTGCAACCTCACCTGCAATCTGGCAGGATGAGACGGCAAGCCGCCGCCCGTCTGTTGCAACGCATGTAAGCCGCTCGCCAATGTCGAAGTGAACGCCACCGAGTTGATACCGTGTAGACGTCAAGTCTGTTGCGTAGATCGTCTGGCGAATCGCATCAGCCAACGCAACGCCCGGTACACCTGCCGCTCCCTCTGCCGCGTCGATCTTCACCGAGGGAAACTCGTCGGGATTCGGCATCGAAAGCGTAAACCCGCCCGATTGCGTTGTAATACGCAACTGGCTATCGACCTCGATATCCACCGACTCACCGCCGCAATCCTTGAGTATCGGGATTACCTTTGCTGGGAGTAACAAGGCTTTGCCATTTTTGTAACTGGAGCAATCCGGTATTGATTGCTTCACGTTGCACACAATCGCTAACTCGTTGTCAGTTGCTTCAAGGGTGAATCGCTGTTGATCGCAAGTAAACTTGACGTACCTCAGCACTTCGTTTTGCGGCCTGGATGCGACGATTGACGCCGCGATTTCGAGCGACTTCAGAAACGGAACTCTTTGAACTGTGACTCTCACAACCTACCTCCATTAACTCATAACCAACCGGCTTTGCTTGGCATCCTGCGAGCATTGCCAATAATAAAACTAAACGCATCATGCTACCCTCCAAAAGGATCGGGCAGGATTTCAACCTGCTTGCCGTTTTGGATACGGTTCTCGTCGACTGTGCGAGTACAACCACGGTCCATTCCATTCGTCGTGGTTGCCGCCACGCCGCCGATCCTCGCAACTTCAATGCTGTTAGCATGCAGGCAGTTGCCGCCTCGCAACACTCAGCAGTTGCCGCTCAAAGGATCGGCGATACTGTCGTATCGCTCAGTACGGAGCCAGGGCCCTCTTTGACTGATCCACATGGACGATCCTCGCAACACTTAGCAGTTGCCGCTTCTACTGCTTTCGCAGCTACTCAATCGATCCGCTCACCAATGCAAACTGCTTGTCCACCTTAACAGGCGTTGTTGCGTTGCTGATTAGGACCTCGTTAAATTGCACCGCACCGGCAGTGGCCCCGATTGTTACACCAACAGATGCCGCTCCATCGAGGTCGCTTTGACCATCAAGCAATGTACTCGCAATCGACCCCGCCGAACCGTTAACAACTCGCAAAACCGAGCGATTCGCAATTCCTTGACTGATCGACAGCTTGCAACCCTCGATTAAGAAGTCGCAACGGTCGAGGTAGACGACCTCGTAGTTATTGGTTTTCGTGGTCGTCATCTCGACGTATCGCAGCTCGATTGATGGACGACGCTGCATCGAGGAGTACGTAGCGATCTGCCCAACAACACCACTACTAATTGGCTTCACGGTAATTGGCTCTGCTGCCGATCCGACCATTTTGAGACTACCCCAAACTTGAAACGGCACACCGAGAGGAGCAACCTCGATAGTCGAGCCAGCCTCGACCACCAACATGCCACCGAACCTAACAACAACAGGCTGGCTGAGAGTGTAATTGCCTTTTGGCACAACGATCGTTTGACCTGCCTCGACAACGCGAATCGGGAATGCAGTTTGTGCATTAGCAACCGAACCAACCAACGCCAACGCAACCGACAAAACAAAACGTAACATATCAAACCTTTCAAAAAACAAACAAACAAAACTGACTGAAACTGATTGGCTAACTGACTACCAAGGACGACCCTGCCCATCCTGGCGAGGCTGTGCCGTTGGTGCTTGCGATTGTTGCGGTACGCTTCGCTCTAACTTAGCGTAGCCTTTGACGCGATTGACTTTCGACGTTGTGCCGTTGTAAGTATTGTCTTCAACTCCAACGCTTAGCAATAGTGGATAGTTGCAAAGCTGCGAAGTGTCCGACACCTTGCGTCCAATCGCTTCGCAGATCGCTTTGAGCGTGCTTCGTGCAATGTCGCGGGGCTTGTCGTTCGGGTGCCATAGGTTGAGGATATCCCGAACCTTATGGCCTTGATGCTCGCCAGTGATGACCTCCAATTCAAGTTCAACGTACCGATCACCGTTTTTACTCGTCTTCTCGCTAGTCGATGCAATCACGGCTTGATACTTGCCCGCTGGTATTGCTCCAATGGGCTTCGATGCTTCGTACTTGTCTAAATCAAAGTCAATATTCACTGCTATTCTCCAAACTGAATTTCACTTGCTGGATCAACCACCGATGCGGCTACGCTGCCGCTAGGCTTGATCTCGTTTTTCGTTAGGTAGGGGTAAAAGGATGCGATGTCCATCGGGATCTCATCCGGCATACCAAGACGGTTTTTCGCTTCGATGCTTTGCATGTTATTGCAAACAATGACGCGATCCCCCTTCGCCGCTACTGTTCGCTTCCCTTCATCTGCTTTGCGTGCAATGCGACGATGTTTGCAAAATAGCACCTCATCGCACCACTCACTCACACAAGCCGAGCCGACGCGATGTAAAGCAGGTCGGTAGTAGTTGTATCCGTCGCCTTCTGGATCGGCAAACTTGTCGATAGTCTCATGGCAAGTCAGCACGATGTTCCGGCCTTGTTTCCAAAGGTAGGTTAGCCCTGCGAATACGTCTTGCCATGCTTTCGCTAAAGACTGGTAGCCCTTACCGAATCCGATATCCTCTATGGTCTTTTTGCCGTGTGCGGATGCCACCTCAAACATCAGCAGCTTCTCCAGCCAATCTACCGTATCGATCACAATCGTAGCGTAGTCGGTTTGTGGCAATTCCAACGCTAGTAGTTGCTGGAACTCTTTGTAGCTGCGGATGACGTCCGTTGAATCGCACTCAATATCTCCGATGCCATCCTCCATATTGAGGAACAACGGATGCGGAAACTGACTCGCCAGCGTTGACTTGCCTACGCCCGGCTCGCCGTAAATAAGCATCCTTCGTGATCTGGATTGCTTGCCCTTGTTGATCTTCATTAGAACCTTACCTCCTCACCGAACGCTTTGAACTGCTCGGTATTCAAGTCGTAAATCTCTTGCATGGCGCCGGGATCGATTGCCGACCAATCGACCTTAAAACCAGCGTCACGCATGTACTCAAACTCTCTATCTAGCTCCGCATCGCAAAGTTCCCTAGCGTGCGATAGCGGGAAGCGACGGAATGCCATCGCCTGCCCTTCGTCGGATGCGACCTTGACCCAGAAGCACCAGTTCACTTCGCACGCTCCTTCTGCCGCTCGGCGAGAAACTTTTTCATCTTGTCCATTGCGGCAAAAATATCCGACGACAGACAGCGTAGCGTGCTATGATCCTTCGTGTACGGCTCGCTCTCTTTGCAATCAGTGCATATGTTGCTAAACATCAAAATATTGTCGTCTAAAACACGGTCAAGATAGCGAAAGTTTGCAGCGAGCCCGTCCCTCCATTCTTGCACTTCGTGAAAAACATACTCGCCGGGTTCATGCTCGCCTTGCACTGCATCAAGATTTAGCTCTTGCACCTCCTTAACAAACACCCCGTCAACCATCTTACCCTTTCGATCCTTGATCTGCTCCCATGCAGCCTCGCGGCAATCGTCGATACTGATTTTAAGCTGGGTACAAATCACACCAAGAACCACCTGTATATCGCCGATAGCGTCGATGGTTTCCCCTAGATCGCTATCTTGCAAGGCGTGCGAAAGCTCTTCGCACTCTTCGAAAAGCTTCGTCATCTGCAATCGCGGCGTTGATCCTTCGATCAAATTGCGATCCTCCGCCCACTGTGCAACTCGTCCACCAAAAGATAACTCAGTCATTATCACTCACCTCCCAGTAAAAACCAAAGAACCAACCCGACCACGCTTAGCACCACGCCAAGCTCGCAAAGGTCATGTAGCATCAAGTTCATCGTCGTCAAAATCCTTTTCTTCCTGCGTTCGCAAGTCTGCGTGCATTGGCAAGCACTTACGATCCCTCATTCCTTTATTCCAAGCCCTGCGAATCTCTTTCGATTCTTCCAGGTAACCTTCTTTCGCAAGTTGCCTCAAAACGGCGAACTTGCAATTGTTGCAATACTTTTCGTCGCGGATCCTTGGTTTAACTCCGCACTTGTCGCAAAGTTTTTCAGCCATGATCTACTCGCAATCATCGCAATGCGTTACACCCGCGAACAAGATCGCCGCGACACCCGCAGCGAAACCTAAACCGAGACAGCCGATAACGGTTAAAAGCAAAGCCATCTTCAAACCTCCAAAAATTGAATGTCGTCAAACTCGAAACCGTCAAAGAATAATTCGCGGTACTTGATTTCCACAAAGGTTGTCATCTCTCCCGCCGTCATCCCCGCAGGAATTCCAGTCGCTATTGTTCGCGTCGATGTAATGACGTCGTCACCGTTGCGGATGTATCGCACAAAATAAAGCTCCACCGGCTGATATAGTTTCATCGCTCACCTCGCCGGATTCGCTTGCCAAGTTGCTTGCGTAGGTCTTTCGGCTTATCGCCTGTAACCCTTGCGGCTCGATCTAGGCAAGCCTCACCGACAAACTCGGAAAGCGTAATTCCTTCGAGGGATGCCGCTTTGCGGATTGCCTTGACCCATGTAGCGGGCTGTGTTGTGTCTAGTCGCGCTGTGTCCCTCATCGATCTCCCTTTCGCACTGCTTCAAGCTCGTCGCGTAATCCTTCGACCTTCGATTCGAGCTCTGCGACTTTGTTTCGCAGTCGCATTATTTCAACCTCGTCGCGTCTTAGTGCTTGCTGCAATGGCTGGATATGCTCCGCGATTCTCGCAAGGCCCGCAGCGACTTCGAGGAAGTGGTCGTATGTGGATGCGTCTTTACTCACCTGTCACCTCCACGCCGAATGGAGATGTGGAGCCGTCGATGTGGCGAAACACAAGCCGCTCAAAAGCCTGTTTCCAGTCAAACACCTCAACATTCTTACCGAAGGAAACCCATACAAACGGCGCGTTTGCCGCTATAACGGCGAAAAATCCTGGATATGTATCATTCGACTTCCAATCGACTATGCCGTCACTCCGACTTGCGACATACTCGCCCCCATTCGCAAACGGCCGGTACTGCTTCGGCACCTCGATCTTGCGGATGATTAGCCGCTTTGCTTGCGTCGGCTTGGTGGATAGGTGGACAGTGATTTCACCCGACCCCGTCAAGTATCTTTCACCCCCTACAGCGTAGTCGAATCGCACCAACTCCCAGCCCTCCGGCACGCCTGGAACATTCTTGAAACCTTCGCTACTCATCCTTATCGCCCTTTCGTATGAAATCCAAAAACCTGTGCAACTCATGCGACGCTCTACTAAGCGTTAGCGACAACTCGATCATCTTGCCTAAGTGGGCGTGCCCTACGTGATCGCCTTTCGACGTGTCTGGCA